ACCCGAGAGGGAACGGAGAACGAGCTAGATCGGCGCCGCGTTCGGAAAGCATTGGCTGATGCCGCCAGAGATATGCTGCTTGGGCCGGAGCCGGTGCCTGCCGGCGTGAAGCCGGTGCTTGAGGTGCTGCTTGATCGCAACTTCTACACAGGCCGCACGGTGATCCCGGAGGGGCTGAAGGATGTTGCGGCGGCGGAGCAATACACAGCCTCTACTTCAGAGCTTGGCAAGGCACTCAGCGCACTGATGTCAATCCCCGGAACGGATGACAAGCGGATGCTCAGCCCGATTGAAGCGGATCATTTGGTGCGCGGTATTTTCGGCTCTGCGGGCGCCATGGCCCAGTGGGCATCGAACTCAATTGGAGTGATTGCAGAAACCCGCCCCGAACCCACCGCTAGGGAAACTCCGGTGATCGGCGGATTCTTGAGGGAGGACATCCCCCGAGGACGTGAGGATTTGTTCTACGACTTTAAGAAGGAAGTCTTTGAGAAGTACAAGACGTGGAACAAGATGATTGATCGAGAAGACTTTGATGCTGCCGACGCTTACCTCGACAAGCATGGCGATATTGTCGGAATGTATCAATACATCAATCGAACAGAAGATGAGCTGTCGGACATCAACAAGGAAATCCGTCGTGTTGGCGAATCACGCTCCAAAGACCTGTCCCCGAAAGAGCGCCGCCAAGAGATAGACGAACTTCGCAGGATCAAGCTCGACATCCTTGAGCCTGTCAAAGAGCTCCGCAGGGAGATTTTCAGGTGATGGGCACAATCACAACGGTGCAGTGACCGCCCTTCTGGACGCCCTGCCGCACGACGTGCAGCTCGTCGATTTGATTGTCTGAGGTGTAACAGCCGGCGTGCTCGCAAGCATCGAGCAACGCCTTTAAGATGTTGTCAATGTCTCTCGCCCGTTTGTCGGGCGGGAACAGAGACACATACACAGCCAACCGTCCCTCTAGCGCCATCACCTCCTGGCCGGCGCATTCTTCAGCTACGGCCTGGCGGAACGCCCTGCCAGCCTTGCCGATGAAACGGGCATTGCCCCGAGACAACCAGTAATGGTTGACGCTCGGCGGCCACGGCAGAAGCAATTGGATTGGTTTCATGGGTACAGAGTAACACCTGTTACCCTATGATGCAACACATGACCCGGAATGGGTATAGACTGTTGACAAGGGCTTTGTTATGCCCGACAATCTGCTTCAAGGAGATCACATGAAGATTACCAACAAGCACAATCTGCCGCAGACAATTGTCAACGTATTGAAGCGCCCGACCTACTCCAAGGGCCGCGCCAATCTCAGTGTTACCCAGCTTATCAACTCTCCAAAAATTGTCGCGTTAAGCAATAAGTTTCAGGATGAGCTAGAGGAAGACGCCGCAGACATGGTGTGGTCAATCTTTGGGTCTGCCGTCCATTCCGTGTTGGAGCATGGCAAGGATCCGAACCACGTTGTTGAGGAGCGCATCCATGCCGAACTAGATGGGTGGCGCATCAGCGGGGCCATTGATTTGCAGATCAAGAACGACGACGGCACGATCAGCGTGCGTGACTATAAGACCACCTCGGCATGGTCGGTCATGAACGAGAAGATTGAGTGGGAGCAGCAGCTGAACATTTACGCCTTTTTGGTGGAGAAAGTGAAGGGCGTGCTGGTCAGGGACTTGGGGATTGTGGCCATCATCCGTGATTGGAACCGGCGGGACTCCACTACCCGCGAGGGCTACCCGGAGGCGCCCGTCAAGGAGCTCCCCATCCGGTTGTGGCCGATGGCAGACCGAGAGGCGTTTGTCCTGCACCGGATTGCACAGCACTCGGCTTGTGAGTTCGCCATGGAGGCGGGCGAGCAGCTGCCCCGGTGCTCCTCTGAAGATATGTGGGAGAAGCCAACGATCTATGCAGTTCGGAAGAAGGGAGGGGTTCGCGCCAAGACGTTACACGCTACCGCAGAGGATGCCAGGGTGGCCGTGGAGAAACTTGGTGCTGACTACGAGGTGGAGGTTAGGCCAGGGGAGAGAACCCGCTGCGCCAACTTCTGCCCCGTAAATGGGTACTGCCAGCAATGGCGGGATTATCAAGATGGATGGATTGAGGAGTGATCATGTCAGCAAACGAAGTGCAAGTCGGCGGGGTGCATTACAAGACAGCCCCGATTCAACCGTGGGACTTTATCGCGGCCAACAAGCTGGGGTTCTTTGAGGGCAACGTCATCAAGTACGTCAGCCGGCACCACGCCAAGGGTGGCGTACTGGATCTTCTCAAGGCGCAGCACTACTTGGAGAAGCTAATTGAGCTAGAGCTGGCCAAGGCACCGAGTAACACTGTTACTCCGGTCAAGGTGGTGAGTAACACTGTTACTCCCAAGCGTCGCGGTCGCCCGCCCAAGGGGAAGTAAATGTCTGTCTACTCAAAACTTATGCAAGCGCGGATCAGGTTGCAAGGCATGGAGTTGAAGAAGTCAGGGGAGAACAAGTTTGCCGGCTACAAATACTTTGAGCTTGGCGACTTTCTTCCCCAGACGATGAAAATCTTCAGCGATCTTGGTTTGGCCAGCGTGGTGTCGTTCACCCAAGATTTGGCGACGCTCACCATCATGGATACCGAGAACGAGGGGGTCATCCTCATCACCAGCCCTATGGCTGAGGCAAACCTCAAGGGCGCGCATCCTATTCAGAACCTGGGTGCGGTGGAGAGCTACCAGCGTCGCTACCTTTGGCTGGCCGCCATGGAGATTGTCGAGCACGACATCATTGACGCCTCAGAGCCGCCCAAGGAGCAGCCCAAGCCCGCCGCAAAGCCGCCAGCCAAGATTGTTGGGCAGCCTGGCGACTGGCAAATCAAGGCAAGCCTTGCTCCCGATGGGGATGTGAATGCCTGGCTTGATGTCATTGAGTCGGCGTGCAAAACCGCGCTAGACATGGCCCAAAGCGAAGACGATGTAATGCAGCTGTTCCGCAAGAACAAGCAGTTGTTTGATGCCGTCAAGACGCAAGACGCTTCTTTCTTCAAAACCCTCATGGCCAATTTCACTGAGGCCAAATCACGTTTTAGCGAGAAATCATGAGCTATCAACCCAAGCCTAATACCGGAACACTGTGGCCCAACGACCGCAAGGCGGCGGCGAACCATCCGGACGCTCGCGGCGATGTGTTTATCGACCGCATCTTTCTTCAGGACATGATCGACAAAACAGCCGGCGATTTAGTGAAGCTGCAAATTGCCGGTTGGGACAAGGTGATAGGCGGCAAAAAGTGCCTGTCGATCTCCGTGTCGGCCCCGTATGTCAAGCCGGGGGGTAACGAGCCGGTTCCGTTCTGATGAAGACGCTCAACTTTGAGGCCGTCAAGGTTGCACTGAAGCAGGACAAGACGGGCTATGTGCTGACGTTATGTCTGCACCCGGATGAAATCCCGGAAGACCTGCTTCGTGACTTTGTTGGATCACGCTATCAAGTGGTCATGGTTCGGCTTAACACGAACGAGCAGCCCATGGATCGGCAGGATGAATTTGCCGGTTCTCGGGCTATCAAGATAGCTGGGGTGTTGTGTAGGGATCCAAAGTTCTGGGAGTTCTTGCACGAGGACAACCAGATCCTTGGTGCGACCGAGAAGGAAGCAACCGATTGGCTGCGAGACTACCTTGGGGTGGCCTCGCGCGCCGACCTCAAAACCAACCACGAGGCGAGGGTGCGTCTTGAAACTATACGAATGGAGTTTTCTCAATGGATAAGCAAAGACTGATTCCGTATTCGGTCTATCTGCCGCCCGAGCTGCACGCGCAGATGAAGGAGATGGCTAAAACGCGACAAGCCTCTCGGTTGATCCGGGATGCGGTGGCGATGATTCTGGCCGGCTCAGACACCTTTAAGAGTGGATACATCAAGGGCGTTCGGGACGCGGCGCAGGTGGTATACGACTGTCAAGAAGCTCAGATGGTGGCCGTTAAGGGCAGGGATATTGGGGCCATTTTGTCAGAGCGTATCTTGGAGCTGGAAAAGCCATGAGCGCTCCTTATAACTTTACCGAGGATTGGTTTCAGCTTGGCCCTGTGCTGTGGCCAGAGCTTGTCAAGCACCTTCCTGACAGGCCTTCTCGCCGGTTTCTGGAGATTGGTTCGTTTGAGGGCCGAAGCGCGGTGTGGATCATTGAGAACATGGCCAGGCCATCCGACCATATTTTCTTAGTAGACACTTGGGAGGGTGGCGCAGAACACTCCAGCATTAACATGAAGCAGGTTGAGGAGCGGTTCGACGCCAACATTGCCCAAGCCAAATCCAGGTTGGGATGTCCAGCGATTCACAAGATCAAAACCACCTCGACCGATGCGCTCGCACATCAGCTGCGGTGGATGAAGTCTGACGAGCAGCTCATGGACTTTATTTACATCGACGGCAGCCACTTGGCTCACGATGTCCTGACGGATGCGTGCATGGCGTGGCAGCTGCTCCGCACGAACGGTGTGCTGGTGTTTGATGACTATCTGTGGGGCGACCCCAGGAAGCCGCTACAGCGCCCTAAGGTTGCGATTGATGCGTTCATGAACATCTTTGGCGGGGAGATTGTTGTCCTTCACATTAGTTATCAGGTTGCCATCAAGAAGGTGAAGCGATGAAAGAGTTTGATACGCAAGTGGGCGGCATCCCTTGCCGGGTGCGCGTGACCTCATGGGAGCGACATCGGCCAGGCCAACTCTATGGGCGACCGGAACACTGTTACCCGGATGAAGGTGGGTTTGGAACGTGGGAACTTTTGGATCGCAAGGGTTATCGGGCGGCATGGCTTGATGAGAAGTTGTCGCCTGATGATGTTCAAAGACTAGAGCAGGAAGTGTTCAACCACATGGAGACTCAACATGAATATGCCTAAGTACAAGCGGACGACGGATGTTCAAGCAACGTGGCGCGAGTTTGGCTGGACGCCGCCGAGTGAAGACCCAAAGATCAAAGAGAAGTGGCAGTTCTTTAAGACGCTGGACACGGAAATTAACACCGAGCGCGCGTTTGATGTGCGTCTACCAGAGGGTGCGGTATGAATGAACGGGAGGTCGTGGCCTCGCTTATCGCTGATCTCAAGGAACTCACCGAGTATTACCTTGCCCGCTATCGGTTCCGGTGGAACGGCAAACAGGTCATCCGCAGGGCGATGGCGGCAAGGTTAGACCGGCTTACGTTTGCGGGGTTCGGGGATCGGTTCCCGGTGCTTCTCAACGACAACCGGAAGACAAAATGACGCGAGATGACATCATCAGGATGGCGCGGGAGGCTGGGTTTCCTGTCAGCAAATGGGACGATGGAGTAGATGAAGTAATGGATGGCGATAACTACCACATTCAAACAGACCTAATTGAATGTTTAGCCAACCTTGTCGCCGCTGCCGAGCGATCTGCTTGTGCTCAGGTGTGCGATGAGATCGCAAACAAACCATCAAACGTTGTGCTGGGCGTGGCGCTTGAATGCGCTGCTGCAATCAGAGCAAGGGGAGAGAAATGACACAACCAGAAGCGTTAAGGTTGGCTGACGAGATGGAGCGTGTTGCCGAGTACGACCATCAGGTGCAAGCCGCTGCCGAGCTACGCCGGTTGTATAAATTGAAACACCCGCGCCAATGGCAAGGGCTGACGGATGAGGAGCGCGAGCAGTTCCGGCGGTGGGCGCATCCCGACATGATTGAAGCGATTGAACTGCGGTTACAAGAGAGGAACACATGAGCTACATCGTAGCTTCTTTACCGCCAATTAAATGTTTTGTCAGGCGAGAGTTTCTGTACAACCACGAGCGCGGTCACGGCAAGCTTGAACCGGCCATTTGGGTAAGTATTAAAGCTCTGCGTGGGCAAGTGTTTCGGATTGAGTCTCTCTTGCCAGCCTACGGCGCTCTTTACGACAAGCTGCCTATCCACGCTTATGTGTGGAAAACAGAGCATGGCAACTTGCCGGTAGATACGTTACAGCTGTGGGACTGCATGGGCTACAGGTTTACGGTTATCGAGAAGATCGGACTGCGTAACCTTGGGGTTAAATTTCTCGGCAAAGACAAACAGTGGCACCACGGCAGCTATATGTTCACAGTTGATTTCTGTGCTGACGAGATGACGTTAGACACCGGGTTTAGCGAGCAAGCTGAAGAACACAAGAGCTTTAACTTTATCCGGCTAGAGAACGGGCAGTTTGCAACTCAGCCGAATAACCGATGCCTGTGGTACGACCAGAGCCTGATTCCAGCGGAAGTTAAGTTCCCAGACTTTCAAGCAGCGCAAGTGTTCTATTCCGTGGATGGCACTCGTAAATGGGCAGCGGGGGATGATTGGTTCTACGACATTAAGGAGAAAACGTGATGCTAGATGACATTCCAATCATGAGCCCTACCCGCGATAAGGCGTGGGAAGCAGGAGTTGAATCCGGGAAAGACAAATGACTGACCAGACCATCGTCGACGTAGCAATGATTGCTCGGAAC